GGGTGATGCAAGAGAGCGGATTCAGGTGGTCAACGACCATCATCTGGGTGAAGGATAGTCTGATCCTATCTCGAAGAGATTATCACACAAGGTATGAGCCGATCTGGTATGGATGGCGAGAGGGAGCTGCTAGGCTCTGCCCTCTAGAAGACAGGACGCAGTCCGATGTGTGGGAGTTCGATCGACCCAAGAGGAGTGATGAGCATCCAACCATGAAGCCAGTACCATTGGTCGCTAAGGCGATCATGAACAGCAGCCATACAGACGATGTAGTAGTAGATCTGTTCGGTGGGTCGGGAACAACCCTGATTGCATGTGAGGAGGTTGGAAGGTCCTGCAGAATGATGGAGTTGGATCCGAAGTATTGCGATGTGATTGTCAGGCGATGGGAACATGCCACAGGCAAGTGTGCAGAAATAATTCAGAGAGGTGGTGAAGGTGGTTCGGAAGAAGCTGGCGCTATCGACATCGGAGATCATAGCGGACCTCGAGATGCAGGAGAAGACCAATGAGGAGATCGCGGAGCATCTTGGCGTGTCGGTCCAGCAGTTGGATAGTTTTGTCAAGGAGAACCGCATCGACATCGACTACTACAAGTCGCGACTGTTGGGACGGAAGGACGAGTGGCTCAGGGCTCTCAGTAAGAAGGCTGTGGGCTATGAATACAAAGAGCGCAAGGTCACTACGACCGAGAGTAATGGGAAGAAGAAGGTTTACACCGAAGTCTCAGAGAAACATCTTCCTCCAGACACTCAGGCACTGCTCTGGCTCATCGAACATACCAAATAAAAGTTTTGAAACACTTTTTTTGTATCCCCTAGGGGGGCGGGTAAAATATCTACAACTTTCGACGATTAAACCGGCGGTGAAGGCCTTTTCACACGGTGGCAAAATGGGGGTTTGAAACATATGGGCGGCAGACCAAGAAAACCGAAGGCTCTGAAAGTGATCCAGGGGACGTTCCGACAAGACCGGAATCCTGTCCAGGAACCGGAGCCGTCTCCCGTGGTGGCAGCTTCAAGGAAGGCTCCCACCACATTGAACAAGTGGGCGAAGAAATTCTGGAACGAACATATCGAGGAGTTTACCCAGATCGGGTTGATCACCTCGGCCGACTTAGAAACGTTCGAGATGACGGCCCAGACCTACGGCGCCTGGAAGGAAGCCGAGTACGAGATCTACCACGACGAGTTCAAGCGCAAGCGCAGCATTGGACAGTACATGCGTTCGCGGGACTATAACCGCAAGAACATGCCCGAGCTGATCGTCATGGAAAAATCGCGCCTTGATTACGTGCGGCTCTCGGGCCTGATCGGAATGAATCCTGTCTCGAGGAACAAGATCGACATCAAGAAGGCTTTGCCTGAAGTGGATCCGATGGAGGAGTTGTTGGAACAGCATGGCACCTAAGGAACACGAGTTGATCACTGCCCAGAAATATATCTCGGATGTCATGGCGAACAAAGTGGTTGTTTGCCGTTATGTGTATCTGGCTGTGAAACGGCACGTCGAGGATCTGAAGAGATCCCAGGATCCGGATTATCCGTATTGGTTTGATGAACACCAGGCGATCAAGAGCATCAAGTTTGCACAGCTGTTGAAACATTCAAAGGGAAAGTGGGCCAAGGCGAACGAGAGGATCAGACTGGAACCTTGGCAGCAATTCCTCAAGTGGTGCCTGCATGGGTGGGTCCGCAAGGACAACGGCATGCGCCGCTTCCGTAAGGCCTATATCGAGGTAGCCAGGAAAAATGGAAAAACGACAATGATGGCGACCGAGGTTCTAGACCTGTTTTTTCTCGATGGAGAAGAGGGTGCGGAGATCTACACGGCAGCCACCAAGCGCGACCAGGCGAAGATCTGCTGGAATGAGGTCCAGTCCATGGTCAAGAAGCAGCCGACCCTCAAAGATCGCGTCGATATCCTGGTGAACACCTCCACGATCCGCAAGAAGGGCGACATCTCGGTGATAAAGGCGCTGGGAGCGGATTCTGACACTGAGGATGGACTGAACCCACTGATGGGCATCATCGACGAATATCATGCGCACAAGACCAGCGACATGGTGAACATCCTGGAATCAGGCATGGGCTCGAGGACCCAGCCGCTTCTTGAGATCATCACCACGGCCGGTACGAACCAGAACGGTCCGTGCTTCCAGGAGGAACGAACCCTCGCTGTCAATACGCTGAACGGCAGCGGTCCGGAGGATTATTTTTGCATCATCTACACGCTGGACGAAGGGGATGACTGGACGGATCCCGATGTGTGGATCAAGGCAAACCCCAACCTTGGGGTCTCGGTGTTCGAGGATTACCTGGCATCGCGTGTGAAGATGGCACTCGCTTCTCCTCGCAAACAAAACGATGTGAAGACAAAGAATTTCAACATTTGGTGCTCTGCCAAAACTGCATGGATCACCGGAGATATCTGGGATCTGTGCGGAGGGGTGGTCAATTGGGATTCCTTGGTCGGTCGGGAATGTTATGCAGGGTTCGACCTGGCTAATTCTGCAGACCTTTCAGCTGTCGCATTCGTGTTCCCACCAAAAGATCTGGAATGTCAATACCAAATTGTAGTCAAATTCTATATGCCGGAAGCAAGGATCCATGAAAAGAGCCTTGAGGACCGTGTTCCATACGAGATGTGGACCCAGCAAGGATGGATCACGGCCACTCCGGGAGACATCATAGATCAGGACTTCATAGAAAAAGATATTCGGGACGCATGCGATCTATTTGATGTTGTGAAAATAGGTTACGACCCGTGGAATGCAAGCCAGATCGTATCCCATTTGAAAAACGAAGGCATGGAATTGGTCTCGCTCAGGCAGGGTTACGCCACCATGAGTCCGTTCTCGAAAAATTTTGAAACACTTTTACGGAGTCAACGAATAAATCATGGTAATAATCCCGTGTTGGCATGGAATATGTCCTGCACGACGCTTAAGCAGGATGAGAACGAGAATATTCGGCCGGTCAAGCCAGACAGGAAAACCGGCAAGAGGATAGACGGCATTGTCGCCACCATCATGGCCCTCGGGCTTTCGATGGAGGGAGTGGAGGATACCGCTGATGACGGAAAAGTGTGGGTGGTCTGATGAGTTTACGGCATAGGATTGGAAAAGGCCTGATCAAGCTGCTCACGATCGATGAGTTGGTCGCAGAGACTTGGGGTCCTCTCTTATCATCGTCCGGGGAGCATGTTTCTGCTGAGTCGGTACAGCGCCTGTATGCGGTGTATGCGTGCGTTAATGTCTTGGCGGAGACGTTGGCTACGCTTCCACCGAAATTATACCGGGTGGAAGATGATGGCGGTCGCTCGGTCGTGAAGGACCATCTGTTCGCCAAGGCGCTCAAGAACCCTTTTCAGACCGGAACGGCCTTTGATTTTTATGAAATGCTGGTTTGGCATCTTGCCCTTCGTGGTCGGTTCTTCGCCATGAAGGTCAAGGTTCGAGGCGAGGTGGCCGAGTTTGTGCCCATCGAGGATCCCGACCAGGTGGAAGTGATCACCACGGATGATTACGAGCTGCGGTTCAAGATCAAAGGCAAGGAGTATACCCGGGACGAGGTCCTATATATCCAGATGCACAACGGGCGGTCGATCATCAAGGCACAGGCGGATACGTTTGGGAAGAACCAGGCGATCAGTAAGTACGGGGCAACGTTCTTTAAAAATAACGCAACTCCCAACCTGGTGATCACAAGTCCGAATAAATTTAAGGACGAGGATTCATACCTACGTTTCAAGAAGATGTGGGACGACACCTATGGAGGAGTGGAGCGGTCGAACAAGGTGGCGATCGTCGATGATGGGAAGAAGGTCGAGAGATTATCACTCACCAACGAGGACAGCCAATTTCTTGACAGCAACAAGTATTCCGATTCCCAGATCGCCGGTCTTTTCAGGGTCCCGGTGTACATGATCGGAAACTACGACAAGGCGACTTTCAGCAACATCGAGCACCTGGGCATCCAGTTTGCGCGTTTTACGATGGCGCCATGGTGTAGACGTGTGGAAACCGCTCTGACCCAACAGTGTCTGAACGATAAAAAGCTGTACGTGGAGTTCCTGATGGATTCGCTTGAACGTGGAGACATTCTTTCGAGATACCAGGCATACCGGACCGGGCGTGAGTCGGGCTTCCTGAGTGCCAATGAAATCCGCCAACGGGAAAACATGGATCCCTACGAAGGTGGAGACGAATATCTGCAGCCGCTGAACCACAAAGCAGTCGGCGAGGAAGAAGGAGGCCAGCAGAATGGCTAAGAAATGGTACAAGATCCAAGCGAGTGAAGATTCGGCCGATGTGTATATCTATGATTACATCGGTGCTTATGGCGTTGAGGCCAGTGCCCTCACTCGGGAACTGGCTCTACTCAAGGATAAGAAGAGTATCAATCTGTACATCAACTCGCCTGGCGGAGATGTTTTTGAGGGGATGACAATTTATAACTCGCTTTTGCAGATCAAGGCGAAGCTGACGGTCCATGTCATGGGTCTTGCCGCTTCGATCGCCAGCGTGATCATGCTCGCCGCCGAGAACCGTATCATGTACCAAGGATCCATGGTGATGATCCACAACCCGTGGGGGTGTGCCTGTGGCAATGCGAAGGAAATGCGCGAGATGGCCGAAGTCTTGGATAAGATCGGCGGTCAATTGGTCCAGATGTACTCAGATGTCACCGGTCAAACCGAGGATCAGATAACCGAATGGTTGGAAGCGGAGACTTGGTTCAATGCCGATGAAGCGGTGGAAAACGGGTTTGCTACCGAATTATCGGAGAAACAGGCTGCCGCATCGATTAAAAAGACTTACGCAAGCAAATACCACAATGTCCCTGAGGATATTGTGGAAGATGATACCGAGCCTACGATCCGGACAGCTGAGGATGCCCTGCGGGATGCGGGATTCTCAGCTGTCCGGGCGAAAGCGATCCTGGCGAAGGGATTTGCCCATCGGGATGATGGGGAGCCCAGTCCTCGGGAGGAGGAGCCGGATTATTCAGCGGCGCTGGATATCGTCAAACACATGCAAAACAGTTTGGAGGCAAACTAATGGAAGAATTATTGAAGCAACTCAACGCTCTCAAGGACCAGATCACCGGTTATCAGAACCGTATCAAGGACTTGGAGGAAAAGGGTGGGAAGTTTGACGAGCTGAAGGCTCTCGTTGATTCCCAGAAGGACGAGATGGACAAGCTTATCGCCAAAGTCGAGAAGCAGGGCATCTCTGGTCTCAACAAGGATGACAGTGCCAAGGCGAAGGCGGTTGCCAATTTCGCGGCAATGGCTCGTGGAGATTATAAGGATGTTTTGCGGACCGACTCCAATAAGGATGGCGGATTCCTCATCACTCCGGAAATCGAGGCGGGTATCTTACACTTGGCTGCCACCGAGGGTACGATGCGTTCCATTGCGGATGTTCGGAACACCAACAGGAATTCCGTTGTCCTGAATGTGCGTGTCAGCGGAGCCGCTGCAGGTCACGTGGGTGAGGCTGAAGAGCGTACCACCACCGATGGACCCGAGTATGCCCAGGTTGAGATCCCGATTCATACCCAGTATGCACAGCCGGAGATCACAAACGAGGCCCTCGAGGATGCCGACGAGGATCTTGCAGCTGAAATCATGGCGGCGATCGCCGAAGCTCTCGGGACCCAGGATGAGAGCGACTTCATTACCGGAACCGGTGTAAAGATGCCGCGTGGACTTCTGTCCTACACAGAAAAACTCTGTGCGAAGCAGGCCGATCTCGAATGGGGCAAGATGGGGTATGTCAAAACCGGTAAAAACGGTGCCTTGGCGGACGCAAACAAGCAGAACACGTTCATCGATGCCAAGAAGCTCCTTCATGTTCGTTATCGCACCAATGCTCGTCTGTTGATCAACTCGAACACAGCCGCCGAGCTTGAGAAGTTGACCGACACGACCGGCCGTCCGCTTTGGACCGAAGGGGTCAAAGAGGGCCAGCCTGCAAAGTTCATCGGGATCCCTGTGGAGATCAACGACTACATGCCTGATATCAACAATGCTTCCAGTCTTCCTTTCGCTCTGATTGGGGATTTCAAGAAGGGTTACGCGATCCGCGACCGCAAGGGTATGACCCTTACCCGTGACGCGATTACCCACAAGGGGTTTGTGAAGTTCTACACCGAGAAGCGCACTGGCGCTGGTATCAAGAACTTCAAGGCCATCGTCGCAATCAAGGCCATCGCGTAGATGGCCCTAATCCCATAGGGAAGGAGTGAGATCATGAAAGATCTGAAATCGAAAATCAAATTCCTGGAAGCTGCTGCTCCTGCGGTTGCGGCTGCTGACATCGAGGGAGAGGACATCGACCTCAAGGGCTTTGGCTCTTGTGTGTTTGGCGCGGTGATCGGTGCCGGAGCGTATGCGGCCACCAAGAAAGTGGCTCCCGTGCTCGAAGAGAGTGACGATGCCGAGACTTATACTGCGGTCGATGCCGCGCACTATGACGGTGATCTTACCGCTGTAGCCGCCACGATCGCAGCCAATGAGTATCGCTTGATCCAGTACAAGGGATACAAGCGTTATGCACGCTTGTCATTCGATGTCACCGGCACACTGGATGCAGATGTGCTTCTCGGTGCGTGGGTGATCCTCGGAAATCCGCAACTGGCTCCTACGGCGTAGGAATTCGCATTGACGGTGGGGCTTCGGCCCCACCATTGAGGTGGTCATGGATCTGAAGAGCAATGCCCTGGTATCCTGGGAGTTTGTCCGGGATTATGGAAAGTTCACCGAGCAGCAGAAAGACGCTGTGGTGAACCTCATCAACTGGATATCGGGCAAGGCGGAGACGATAGCACAGCGTGAACTCGTGAATATGGAGAGGACCTTGGTGGTTTGTGGCAACGGATCTCCACGGTTGTATCTACCTGTAGTCCCTGTGACTGAAGTTTCATCCGTGACCATTGATTCTGGCCACACATTTCTTGTGGATCCGTTGGATCCGACAGAGTACCACGTCGACAGCAAGGCCGGGATCATCACCAGGTATAACTATCGCTGGCCGGAAGGGGTTTACAACATCCAAGTGATCTACACGGCGGGGTGGACGATTGAGACCATGCCATCAGAGATCCAGAAGGCATGCTTGGAGGGGATTGTCACTGCATGGAACCGTTCGAATGACAACAGCTATGGAGTTCAGTCCAAGACCATGCCCAATGGGGTGAATGTTTCTTATGAACAGCGATTATCTCCAGATGTCTATGGAACATTCGCTGAGCTAAGGATGGGCTTCGTATGATCGGTACTTATGGCATCGACATCGGGAAAAGAACAAAGAAGTCGCTGCAATTCAACGATGAGGTTTCCCACCTTCTTGATGCTTTTTCAGCTGATCCAATGGTCGTATCTCGTGTGGTCGGTGCTGCAGCACTGAGGCTCAAAAGACATGCAAGGGATGTGAACAAAAGGACATTTCCAAAGATCACCGGAGATTACAACAAGTCGATTTGGTACAAGCAGTACAAGAAGAGTGCAAGGGCAAACCTCTATGGAGGCAATCTTTCGAGCATCTATGAGCACAACGGGGCTCTGATACAACCAATGAAAGGCCAGGCACTGAAGTTTGAGATCAATGGAAAGACTGTTTTTTATAAGGGTGTGATCAGAATCGATCCCAAGCCATGGTTCTTCCCTGCGATGGATGAGGCGTATCAGCGTGGATATGTAGATCAGGCAGCCATGAAGCAGATCGTGAAGGAATTGAAGGAGCGTAATCTTGGATATTAAGTTCGACACCTACGAGGCTCTGGAAGAAATAAAAGCTCTCATTAAACAGTACATCGCCGATTACGTTGCACTGTTCGATGGTCTGCCATCCATTACCGAGGTGTATGTGAGCCAAGACTACAGTGACTCAATGAAGGAAAAGCCATACATCAATGTCTATCCTTCACAGGCTGAGCCGGAAGACGCTGGACAGTGCATGGTAGCGGACACTCTCACCATCGAGGTTGCCGTGTTTGTCCTCACCAGGGACGAACATGTTGCCGAGAAATGGATGTTGAATTATGGGGACTGCATCAAGTCGCTGTTTTCGGATCATACCGAGACCGATTTGTTGTTCGATATAAGGCGCGGCACGACCGAGTATTGGACGAATGCCACGACCATGGAGAAAATGGCCACGATTGTGTTCGAGTGTTCTACTCGACCGGCCAGTAGATAAGGAGGGGACCGTAATGGGTACACCAAAGAAATCTTTTACAAAAGCCACTATCGGAGGGATGGAAGAAACCCTCGGAACTGCGGTCCCGAGGACCAGCAGGGTCGCTCTGACAGACTTCAGCTACTTGCTGGAGACGCCAACCAAGAACCCAAAGGAGATCATAACCGGGAGAAACACTACACGAGGGTTTGACGTCGATGCCATCGACTACACAAGCGAGCTTGCCACGAACCTCGCTGCGAACAAATCGATCGGCATGTTGCTCCACAGTCTTCTCGGTCATCGAGTGGCCAAGGTGCAGGTGGGTTGCGGTATTTTCATTACTTACAAGGGCGACGCTGCCTCATGTAAACTAGTTGCATCTGGATCCGGAAAAACTCTCACGGCATATGTTGGTGATCTTGGGGAAGAGTCTGAGGATGCTGGATTCGGTACAGCTGGTGTATTGGATCTTACCGGTAAAACTCTCGGGACTCTCGTTACTGCAATCAATGAGTTCACCGATTATGAAGCGAAGGTCATTTATGGTGGTTCAACTACCACTGCGGAGACTCCCGTTGACATCGTTGCTACCCAGGCAAAAAACCATCAGGCAGTTGTCCATTTCACTTCTGCTGACAGCGGAGTGTATCTCGATGTGTTCCGGCCGAACTTCACGAATACCGAGAATCCGACTTTCAGCATCCAGATGGACGGAGTAGGCGACAATCAGCTGGGATCCGGTGCAGTCGTCGATACCGCTACTTTCAGCGGGGACCTGAAAGCAAAGGTAAAGGCCACCTGGTCGCTGATCCTTACCAAGGTTTTGAATGGACAGACAGCATCTACCGTGGCGCTTACCGAGGCTGATCTCGATAGTCTTAAGTTCTCCGAAGGTGAGACGTACATCTCTGGCAAAAAATACTGCTACACCAAGAACGTATCGGTATCGATTGCCAACAACCATGCTGCAGACGAAGGATATTGCCAGGGCAGCCTTTCAAAATCCAAGCATGTGCGTGGTGAGTTCGGTGTTACAGGCAGCATGACGCTTACGGCGACAGACAAGACAGAAACCATCAACTCTGAAGATGAGAGAGCCAAGAATCTCTCCAATTTGGTTTCCAGTCTCCTGCTGATCTATTCGGGGCGTCAGCTTGTCGAAGGGGTAAGATCCTTGGCGATCATCGACCTGCCGACTATTCAGTACACCGAGGAGTCTAAGAGTGCAGGAGATCAGGCGATTGACCAGTCATTCAGCTTCACGGCTATCGATATCGAGGGGTACGACGATTTCTTCAAGATCCACATGCTCTCGACTGATGCAACATAAGGAGTAATTGATGAAGGATTGGAAAAGCAAGCTTAGCTTGTCACGAGTTGGAGAAAAGGTTGACCTAAAAACTGCTGAAGGTTTTTGGGTCAAGCCACAAAAGTTCACAGTTGAACAGAATGATGAGATCCAGTCAGCTCAATTAAGGGCTCTCACTGGTGTGAACCGTGGGACGTTGGCGAAAGCTACCAACAAAATCAAGCTGGCCTCAGAGAACAATGAGGAGACAACCGCAATCGATGTGTTGTCCGATGAGGATATTTCTGCATTGATGGATGCGAAATTTGCTCCATCAAGCGAGGTTCTCAGGCTGCATATCTTGTACGGTATCGCCGAACACAATTTCTGCGAAGAAGAAAGTTCAACTGTGGTAGACAAGGCGCTGGTCGATGATCTGATGAAATATCCAGATATCGCTACTGAGATCGGGGGAGCTGCCCAGAGGTATAACAGCCCTTTAGCACAACCGACGTCAACGACATCCGAGACGTCACCAGATGGGTCTACCGAGGGGCAGAATTTGAAGTAGGGGATCCGCTTCCTGATGGAAGGGTCCCCTCAGACCTCCTCGAGGAGTGGGGACCCTGGGTCCGCGAGACAACCAGGATGATGGATGACAAGGGTTCTTACAGGATCCTTCGATATTCAGGAGGTCTCGCCGAACAGCCAGCAGTCGACATGCGGGTCATAGATGTGGTCCGGGCGCAATGGACCGAGTTGAAAAACCAAGATCTGGAGGAAAAGATTGGCTCCCAGAGTAAATATCGTAATTAACGGAAAGAATCTCGCCTCAAAAGCCATCAAGGATGTTACTAAAGATCTTGCTTCTGCGAACACTGTGGGAGAAAGACTCGGTAATACCATGTCATCGATCGTGAAATTTGGTGTCGGCTCCGCAATTGCGGGGTTTGGGGCTTCTCTGACTGGTCTATTTGCCTCCATGAAGAAGGATGCGGCTTGGCAACAGACTAGTATTCAATTTGAGACGCTTATTGGCGATGCAGGTAAGGCCAAGTTGATACTCGGCGACCTGCAGAAGTTTGCCGCTTCCACACCACTGTCTTTCGAATCGATAGCTGACGGAGCTATCAACCTGATGGCGTTCGGTACGGCAGCCGAAGATGCCCTCGATGAAATGCGGATGATGGGTGATCTTTCCATGGGTAATTCCGAGAAGATGGATAGGCTTGTCCAGGCATATGGAAAGCTCCGGTCCAAGGGTAAGGCGTCGATGGAGGAAATCAACCGGTTTACCGAGGCCGGTGTGCCATTGCTGGATCAACTGGGGAAAAACCTTGGGAAATCGACAGAAGAAGTATTCAAGCTAGTTTCTGCCGGTAAGATTGGGTTTATCGATGTTCAGGATGCATTGCGAGATCTCACCGGAGAGGGTGGGAAGTTTTCAGGCATGCTGGAAAAGCAGGCTGATTCAGTAAACGGAAAGTGGTCGACCCTTAAGGATACACTGAGCCTTACCATGATCAAAATTGGTGAAGCTATGAGGCCATTCACCTCTTCTGTTCTCGATTCCGCCATTAGCAAGCTTAACGCATTCATGGAATCTGAAGGGTTCAATAATTTCATAGAAACAACCGTCAGGTGGGCTTCTTGGGCTATAAATATGTTGCCGAAAGTAGGTGCAACATTTTCATTTATTGGTGATGTAATCTTGATTACAGCAGATGAAATTAAAAAATCTCTTGTTGGACTTTGGGGAGTCTTAAAGAATACACCAACAATCAAATTTTTAATGGAGCTCGGCGGGCGAGCATATGAGGCGATAAAGAAAGGGTTTCAAACTGGAGACTGGTCTGAAGCTTTTGATGTTGGAGTTGATATTTTCAAAACTGGAATTATTGTCCTCGCCTCAATTAAACTTGCTGAAGCTGCCGTGTCTACGCTATGGGCATCGACTCAACTAGCCTTTAAAAACTCGAAGTTCCTTACTGGTGTTGCTGGAATAGGTGTCGCCGGAGTTGTTGCTGGTGCCAGTGTAGCAATTGGGCTGATAGAAGCCAGCGGCTCTGGAAATTGGGATGAATTTAAAGGTAACCTCTCTGCTGCAATACTCGGCGGACTTATGGCTGGTGGTCTTACAAAATCCCCTCAAGCTGGAGTCTGGGCCGCATCAATTGTTTTTAATCTTGATATCCCAAAACTCGTCGATAAGCTTCCGGACCCACAGGAGGCAGCAGATGCGTTCAAAACGTTTATGTCTACCGTATGGGACATGACAGGATTAGAGCAGTGGTGGAATGATATTGGACGAGATATTGGCATAGCTATAATTACTGGGATTTCCAATGCTATGAAATTATTTGATATTGTAGGAGCGTTTGTAACGCTCTGGGACATAACATCGTCGGCCGTAATAGATTGGTGGAATTCCAAGGGGAATGATATTGGGAAAGCTTTCACGGATTCTATATGGCGAGTTATTTCTGCCTTTGATATCGTAGGAGCGTTTGTTGACCTGTGGAATACCTATGGCACTAAAGTCATTGATACAGTAAAAGGATGGTTTGGTTTTAATGTAAGATCAGAAGCAGAGACTATGGCCAATGATTTCGGCGAAGGTTTTGTACTCGGTTTAGAGAAACCATCTTTCTGGACTAGGGTTACTGATTGGTGGAGAAACGTTCTTAACATTGGAAGAGAAGTTCTTGACGAAAATTCACCTTCTGAAGAAGGAAGGGAAATGGGATCTTTTCTTGCCGAGGGATTCTACCTTGGATTTTCAGCAAAATCATGGGTAGACAGAATTGGTGAAGTTTATCAAGTATGGCTTAAAGCAATGAGCGCTGATCCGGTTGTTGATCCAGAGGTAGAAATAGCAGGAATAAAAGGCGGGAAGAAACCTCCTAAAGACCCACCCCCAGAAAAGGCGACTGGCTTCACTGCACTCTGGGATTCCGTTGTTACATCGTTCAATGGATCCGAGCTCGGCTCCCTGATTTCTAGTTTTGGATCAACTATCAGTTCCTTTATTGGTGGTCTTGGCGGTGCAATAACCAGCCTTGGATCTGTCCAGGCGATCCTCAATCCATTGACCACGATATTTGCGGGCATGATGGAAGTTCTTGGCCCTGTGATTGATAGCGTCCTATCTCCTCTCGTTGGGATCCTGAAGATTCTTGGCCAGACCATTGGCAAGATTCTTACTCCTGTAATCCAGTGGCTTTCTCCTATCATTGGGTACCTGGGGGAAGTATTTATCTGGCTGTACAATAAGATTCTGGTTCCGGTCGGTAATGGATTCATCACAGTCTTTAATGCGATCGGTATCGGTATCGCTACAATAGTCAATGGAATCATTTCAGCGATCAACTGGGCGCTCGGGTGGGCCGGGGTAAACCTTAACAAGGTGAACGTCCCCGGGCTCGATGACGGTAAACTTACAGCGATATCCACTGGTGACCTAACTGCCGCGGGCAGTTCATATATTGGTGGTGGTTCGGGATCCGGAGTATCGGGATCCTCCACTTCGGTGCAGTCCTACAACATTGAAGTCCATCAGGTGGTGCAAGGGAATGTCATCGGTGACGGTGGCATGGCCGAGCTCGGTCGCTTCTTCGGTGAGGCGGTAGAGGCATATCTGGGATCTGGCGGTCGCTTGTCGTTCGTCCGGGGGTAACATGCAGTATTCGATCACACTCCCAGAACCCATGCTCGCAGCACTGAAGGACCGTGAAGCACGGTACCTCAGGATCCGTATTACCTACGATGGTGAGGAGCTCACATTTACACCAGATTCACCTCCTACCTGCGACGCATCCAGCGATTATCAGAAGTGGAGCGTCTCTTTCAAGAACTATGGTGCATACCAGGAGGGTTTGTTTGGGGATTGCGCGGCTTATGTCGATTTTTCGCATGATGGCAGCCAGTGGATCCAGATGTTTGGGGGATATGTAGCTACAGACGGTATGAGTCGCACAAAAGGACGGATTACTGACGATTATGTCTCCATGGAGCTGGTGGACCGTACCAAGACCAAAGGGATGAAGCGCAAACCTCCAAAATCAGTTTTGACGGGCTTCAAGGTATGCGATCCTGGTAATCCTTCATCTTCTTTGGTGCATTATCTTGGCTCCCTGATGGGAGTCGACACTTTTGATACCTCTTCCATACTGGAAGAAAAAGATGTGGTGGTGATCGGTGATGATACGATCTGGCGGGAGCTGCAGAGCCTGAGGGATGCATTTGCCGCCGACATGTACTTTGATAACCTTCGAAGGCTGCGCTTCCGATCTCCCCACGATTTCTCATGGACCGAGCCAACATCTGAGTGGACCTTTATCGCTCATCCTGACACGTTGGAGACGTCTTTAAGCTCCCGTGTCATCGGGAAGATCCGGACGGTACGGCGAGACATCCTCTGCAACAAGGCTGAGAGTGAGGTAGAGGTCTACGAGCACAGAACGCTCCGCGAGGTCTACCGGAACACCGAAAATTGGAATGCAGAAGCTTCCGAATGCTACATCCTTGTCAAAGAGGGTGAGTCCTGGCCAACAGAAGGCGTGGCTTCACTTAAATATCAGGATCCGGAAACGAGCGAAGAGTATCCCTATGCAGTGAACGTGCAATTTCCCTCCATCGGAAGACACCGAGGGAACGACATCTACTACACGGGAGGCCATCTCTCGATAGAAAGCTTCAACGGATCAACTAGCGATACCGAGCAGGAACCGGGAGCAAGCCAGATCATCCTGAAGAACACAGGTCCTACCGACGTGATTATCCGGAAGATGGTAATCCGTGGAGAGCCGTTTTACCACTCAAAGACCCAGAAGGTAATCGAGCGGGACGGATCTGTCTCTGATGATGTAGATCTGGTCGAAAAAACGATCGATGGCAAGTACGCCACCAGCGCAGTACAGATGGCCAAGACTCTCAAGAGGGCTGTAGATGAAGGGAAGGTCCGTCCAAGGCGCTTCTCTTTCTCCACGATATTCCTTCCCCATATCCAAAGGGGTATGGGCTGCACGGTGATCACCGACGATGGTGAGTCGGTAGCCTGCAGGCTTATGACCTATAGCCACAAACCAGCAGGTGCCACTCTTGCCACCATGCGCACCGATGTCATAGTGGACGAGGTTGCAGATTACATACCGGAGTATAATCCGAAGGTCATAGAGACTCCCACAACCCCATCAGTCCCTGTTGTCGGCCCTCCTGGTGTCCCGGGTACCGTGACAGTCGTGCAGTACAGCCTCGGAGGTCCTGACGGTCCCACAGATCAATCCTATGAGATAGGCGAAGACGACCATACGATCGGAGAAGACGACTGGGTTCTTGGTGAAGATGGATGGACAAGTACGGTTCCGACCCCTGGGGCCGGACAATTCGTATACATGCGCATTGGATCCTACGCACCTCCGGAGCAGTCGTGGCCGATCGTCTGGAGAGTTACCAGACTCACCGGAGAACCTGCCCGGGGGATTCGCCTCGAGGCCTCAAGCTATACCATAGAAAAGACCGGTCGTGGTGTTCTCAGAAGCGGAAATATCACGCTGAGGGCACAGCTGCAGAACTTGCCTTCTGCTGGAATCGTCTGGACCAGTCCCAATGCTACCCTCATCGATGTCGATGCGGTTACCAAAACACTGGACGTCACATCGATTACAGCCGAGTCATTCACGGTATCCGTTTCCCTTACTTACTTGGGGGTCACCTATACATCCACAGTCACGATCGCTGTTGTGTACGACGGAGAGCCGAAGGCGGCATATTTCAGCTACCATTACAGCCAGACACTCCCCACCACCACACCGACCGGCGAGCCTCTGATAGTCGGAGATCTTATCCTGTACGTCCCCAAGGATGAATCAGAGGAATGGATCGACACGGATCCGTTGTTCGGGCACGTGCTTAGATGGGACGGCGATTCCTGGGAGAGCACGACTGATTCAGCCAGTCTTGGGACCACATCAAAAGATGCGTATCAAATGGCAAGAGAGTCTGGGATATTCATTTATGCTGCAGCTGTCATTGCGGATATTGTGATGGCGAGGAATCTTCAAGCTGGACAAGGTACAGGACTCGCTGGTTCTGGTTTTAGGTTTCGTGCCCAGGATGACGACTATTCACAACAGGGGTCCCCAAAGGTTCCTGTATTCGATGTCTACAAGGATGACAAGTTACTGTTCGCTGTGGAAATCTCTACAGGAAGGATATTCTTTGGACCTCACTTCTGGTATGACCCATCAACAGGACAGATATCATCCGAGAACGGTAAGGCTATTATCCATGCCGATGGAACGCTCGAGTCCACAGATGGTATATATCGTGGAACGGTCAGGGCTGGTGAAAACACTGCAGATACGGCGCGTATGGCATTCAGGGATGAGTCTGGAGTGGGGGAGGTGTCATTTTTTGGTACGGGACACGACGACCTGCTTATCGTTGATGATGATTATGTGAAGGGGATGTTTGAGGTAGAGATAACCTCCAAGAAAACAGTTTCCTACAGCCTTGGTGATACAGGCCCAGGTGGCGGGATAATCTTTAGTAAGGTGGTCGGAGATGATGGGGATATTTATAAAGAATTTTTACCTGTCAGAGACTTTTACCAGGATACGTATTCGGAGCAATCCCTATACGTAGTATTAACAAATCTTGCTGGAGGTTGGGGCGGTTACACCAACTGGACCATACCTACCCGGGACGACTTCTCTGCGATCCACCCGGCAGTGAAGAATCTGCGTGATTATCAAATACCAGGTGGAACAGAACAGGACTACTGGACAAGGGATAATTCTCCTAGCGGAAAGTATAACGCATACCCTGTCTCCTCTTCTTCAATTTATTTCGAAGATGCCGGATCTACCATTGAGGCCTGTCTGATAGTAGCTAGGGAATTTACTATTTACCACGATGGTTGGAAATGGCGTTCTAAAATGGATGAACTCTCAACATGGAGCGCGTGGAGTATTGAATATTCAGTCAAACAAGTAGAACTGACCGGTTATGGAATCATCATTGATTTCACTAATAACAGTGGCCACGAGGTCGGTGATAAATGGACTTTTGATCAAGGTGAGATGTATGGAGTTTCTGGACTCGATCGTTGGGGCAATGAATATTTTAGGGCAGAGAACGGGTTGATCACAATCAACAATCTTGGGAAGTACTCGCTCGTGTTAAAGAACCTACCGACAGAAAGTGACGGTTTGCCAGCAGGGGCTTTATGGCGTGACGGCGCTACCATCAAGATAGTGTAGAGGAGGTTTGTATGGAAAGTTGCTCACAGGGCATCAAGAATGAGAAGGACATAGAACGACTGGAGGAACGTTTCACCATGATGTTAGACCAAGTCAAAGCGAGCCTCGATCAGCTGAATAAGAAGAT